GGATATTGATGTGGATTGGGCTGACATGCTTCTTCTCACTCCTGTTTATTAGTGCGGACAAAAGCGCGGAGCGAACTAAACAGCTTGCCACGCTTGAAGCTGAGAACGCTATGTACGAATCGGCAAACGCCCGCCTGGATGAAGAAATCGACTGGCTGCGTTCGCTCGTAGAGCAGTATTACCAAGGGGAGGTGCCTGATGGACAAATACAACAGTGAAGGCTACCCCGACCCGACCGCCTATGAAGCATTGACGGCGGTTGCCAAATCGGAAGCACCGGTAAAAACTTATCGTCCGCTTGTCTATATTGCTTCCCGTTTCGCAGGAGATACGAAACGAAATACAGAACGGGCACAAGGTTATTGCCGCTTTGCCGTTTCCAAGGGGTGCATTCCACTTGCACCCCACCTCCACTATCCGCAGTTCATGGATGATAGCGACAGAGAGCAGCGAGAATTGGGCTTATTCTTTGCCCTTGTCCTACTTGGCAAGTGCGACGAACTATGGGTTTTCGACAAGCCTTCCGAGGGAATGGCTCGTGAAATCGCTAAGGCGAAAAAGCGCGGTATGCCTATCAAATACTACAACCACAAATGCGAGGTGTTGGAATATGGAATTTAAAATCGCATATGGCGACAGCCGACTGTCAAAACGGTGGGTCAACAAAAAGACCACCTTTGATGAGTTATGTGAACGGTTCAAGGTGACCCGCCGCACGACAGAGACGGTTTCCGAATACAAGAGATTCACTAAAGACCGCCGCGACGCCGCCAAAGATGTAGGCGGCTATGTCCTCGGTCACCTCAAGGGTGGCAGGCGTAAAAAGGATACGGTCGAAAGTCGTTCCGGGATAACTCTTGATGCCGACCACGCCGGTAACAATTTTATTGACGCCGTGGAGATGCTATTCCCGCATCGATGTGTGATTTACTCCACCCACAGCCATACACCGGAAGAACCCCGGCTGCGCGTGGTTATTCCGATTGCCCGTGAGGTTTCTCCAGACGAATACGCTGCTCTCTCACGTTTGGTAGCTGAAGTTATAGGCATGGACTTTTTCGACGACAGCACCTATGAACCGGAGCGCCTTATGTACTGGCCTTCCACACCTTCTGACGGCGAATATATCTTCAAAAAAATCGACGGCGATAATCTCAATCCCGATGCATATCTTTCCAAACTCTCCGACTGGCGCGACTGCTCGCTTTGGCCTACTTCAAGTCGCCAGTCTGAGGTGATCCAGCGAAGTATCCGTCAACAGCAAGACCCACTCACCAAAGACGGCGTGGTCGGCGCTTTCTGCCGCGCCTATCCGATTGAGGACGTGATTGCGACATTCCTGCCTGACATCTACGAGCCGTCGGCTATGGGCGGTCGTTACGATTATATCCTTGCTGATAGTTCAGCGGGCGTAGTGCTGTACGAAGGCAAATGGTCATATTCCCACCACGCCACTGACCCCGCCTGTGGCAGGCTGCTAAACGCTTTCGATCTCGTCCGCATCCACAAGTTCACCGACCTTGACGAAAAGGCAGGCTTCAAGGCGATGAGCGAATTTGCTGTGCAGGATGAAAACGTAAAACTGCTGCTCGCCGAGGAGCGCATTGCCAAGGCTGAAAGTGACTTCGATGAAGATGCCGATTGGAAATCTCAGCTTCAACGCGAGAAAAACGGTATCCTATCCAACACCCTCGGCAATCTGCTCCTTATCCTTAACAACGATGACACCCTCACAGGCATCCGTCACAATCGGCTCGCCAACCAGATATACGGCGAGGAACTGCCGTGGGAACGCCCACATAAGCCTTGGCGGGATGTCGATACAGCCCAGCTTGTAGCTTTCATCGATAAACGCTACGGCGTGTTCTCGGCTCGGAACTATGAACTTGCTCTGACAAAGGTTGCCGACGACCGTGCCTACCACCCGATTCGAGAATACCTCGAAGGCTTACCTGAATGGGACAGGATTCCCCGAATCGACACGCTGCTCATCGACTACCTCGGTGCAGAAGATTCGCCTTATACCCGAGCCGTCACCCGAAAGACTCTCGTGGCAGCGGTTGCTCGGATTATCAGCCCCGGCACAAAGCACGACTCTATCCTTGTTCTGAACGGCAAGCAGGGTATCGGAAAGTCCACGCTCTTTTCCAAACTGGGGCAACAATGGTACTCCGACAGTCTTTCCATATCGGACATGAAAGATAAAACCGCCCCGGAGAAGCTGCAGGGCTACTGGATACTGGAACTCGGCGAGCTGGCGGAGATCAAGAAAATGGACGTGGAAACGGTAAAGTCCTTTATTACCCGCACAGATGATAAGTATCGCCCCTCATACGGCCGCACGGTAGAAAGTCATCCGCGTCAGTGCATCGTCGTCGGCACAACCAACTCGGACGGCGGATTCCTGCGGGACATCACGGGCAACCGACGCTTCTGGCCTGTTTGGGTATCCGGCGAGGGCAAATACCGTGCTTGGGAACTCACGGACATAGACCTGATTTGGGCGGAAGCCCTTGTAAAATACCAAGACGGTGAGGAGTTGTTCTTAAAAGGCGATGTCGCTATGGCGGCTTTCGCCGAACAGCGCAACGCTATGGAGAACGACGAGCGCGAGGGTATGGTTTTGGATTACCTTGAAACTCTGCTCCCTGATAGCTGGGATACGATGGACATTTATCGCAGGATAGAGTACATCCGCTCACCTGACGACCCCACAAGGGCGAACGGAAACGTCCGCAGGAATCAAGTCTGCGTGATGGAGATATGGTGCGAGTGCTTCGGAAAGCCCCGCGAGTCCATAAAGAAAGCTGATTCTTATGAGATTCAAGGCATATTGAATCGTATCGGTGGCTGGTCTCTATTCGATGGGAACAAGACCGGCAAAAAATCCTTGCCCATTTATGGCATCCAGAGGGTGTTCGTTAGGACGGAATGAAGTGTTTTTATTGCCTGTCTGCTCGTTTGAGGGCTTCGGCAAGCAAACACGGCAAAGTCGCAAGCCCCTAATATATCAGCGTTCTGCGCTTGCTGTTTCCCATATTGCTCATTTTATTCTACTAATTTATATAGGTAAGGAGAAGGGTAATAGGCACACGCAAAACGCACGCGTAGTAATTATAGGAAAAATCGGGCAAACGGCAATTGAGAAATCGGAGGTCATCGTGAGAGAAAAAACTATAGAAAAGAAACTCGTCCAAGCGGTCAAAGCAGTGGGCGGTATTGCGCCTAAATTTACAAGTCCCGGTTTTGATGGGATGCCCGACCGCCTTGTCCTTTTGCCGATGGGGAGAATTGCCTTTGTGGAAGTCAAGCGGCATGGGGAGAAACCCCGCCCTTTACAGGAAGCGCGGCATGGGTTGCTTCGGCGGTTGGGTTTTGCGGTCTACGTTTTGGACGATGGAGAGCAAATCGGAGAAATCTTAAAACAGATGGGAGGTGATGCCGAATGAAGTTCATACCGCACAGTTATCAGCGATACGCCATCGACTACATCGAGAGCAATCAAATAGCTGCAGTCCTGCTGGATATGGGCTTAGGTTAGGAAAGACCGTGATTACCCTGACCGCCATTAACGATCTATTATTCGACAGCTTTGAGGTTCACAAAGTCCTTTGCATTGCACCCTTGCGTGTCGCTCGTGACACGTGGCCAGAGGAACTGGGCAAATGGGAGCATCTCTCAGATCTGCGGTTCTCGGTGGCAGTCGGAACGGAAATGGAGCGCAAGGCGGCTCTTAACAAGCCTGCCGACATCCACATCATCAACCGCGAAAACGTTCAATGGCTCATAGAGGACAGCGGAACCCCGTGGCAATGGGACATGGTGGTGGTCGATGAACTCTCATCCTTCAAAAGCCACCAGTCAAAACGGTTTCGGTCGCTGATGAAAGCCCGCCCGAAGGTCAGGCGCATCGTGGGCTTGACGGGAACGCCGAGCAGCAACGGTCTGATGGACTTGTGGGCGGAGTTCCGGCTTCTGGATATGGGGCAGCGGCTCGGACGTTTCATTGGGCAGTACCGCGCGGACTACTTTGTCCCCGACAAGCGAAACGGCCAAGTGATATTCAGCTACAAGCCCATGCCGGACGCCGAAAAGCGGATATACGCCAAAATCGCCGATATCACCATTTCCATGAAATCCATTGACCATCTTACCATGCCTGAATTAGTGACCGCCGAATATCCCGTGCGATTATCTGACAAAGAGCGTGAGCGGTATGATGAACTTCGGCAGGACTTGGTGTTGAAACTGGCGGGCGGCGATGTAACAGCCGCTAATGCCGCCGCTCTGTCGGGGAAGCTGTGCCAGATGGCGAACGGTGCGGTCTATGGCGATGACGGCGAAGTCCACCACATCCATGACCGCAAGCTGGATGCTCTTGAGGATTTAATCGAAGCCGCCAACGGCAAGCCTGTGCTGGTAGCTTACTGGTTCAAGCATGACTTGGAACGAATAAAGGAACGGCTGCAAAAACTGCACATCCCGTTTTCACAGCTTGATTCATCCGAGAGTATCGCCCGTTGGAATCGCAGCGAATTGCCTGTGGCACTCATCCATCCCGCGTCTGCCGGTCACGGGCTGAACCTTCAAACAGGCGGCAACACGATTATATGGTTCGGGCTGACATGGAGCCTCGAACTTTACCAACAGACCAATGCCCGCCTGTGGCGGCAAGGTCAGACCGCCGAAACGGTTGTCCTCCACCACATCATCGCTAAAGGTACAATTGACGAGCGGGTTATAAAAGCCCTGTCCGATAAAGACAAGACGCAGACCGCCTTAATTGAAGCGGTCAAAGCCAATCTATGAAAATCTATGGAGTCAAAAGCTGCCAATCCGAGTGGATTAAATTATCGGAGGTAGCCTATGAGCAAACCAAAATTGTCGGCAAAGGATTATTTATCCCAAGCTTATCGCATAGACCAGCGTATCAATAGCAAGATTGAACAGGTACAGTCACTACGAGATCTCGCCGAAAAAGCGAGTGCCACCCTGTCCGATGTGCCACCAAGCAAGGGATCACGCAATGTCCATCGTATGGAGGATGTCATCGCCAAGATGATGGATATGGAATCGGAAATCAGCGCTGATATGAAACGCCTTTTAAACCTGAAGCATGAAATCGTCACGGTAATTAGCTGCGTGGAAAGCCCGGAACTCCAGACGCTTCTGGAACTGAGATACCTTTGCTTCAAAACGTGGGAGCAGATAGCTGTTGCTCTGCATTTCGATCTCCGTTGGGTACACCGTCTCCATAACCGTGCCTTGAACGAGGTCGAATTAATACGCCACTGTTGACCACTATAATACCGCTTTGGAACCTGTTATTATTAGAATAGCAAAATTGAATGCACACACGAGCCTCGCGGGAGAAATCCCACGGGGCTTTTCTATTGCGCAGAACAGGAGGTGCAACGTGCCATACAAAGCAAAGAAACCCTGCGCCTACCCCGGCTGCGTCAAGTTGACCACGGGTAGGTACTGTGAGGAACATCAGAAGCAGGAAGCCAAACGATATAACCGGAATGACCGCGACCCCGACAGCAACAAACGCTACGGCAGGACGTGGAAGCAAATCCGTGCGGCGTTCCTGTCGGCGAACCCGCTGTGTGTGATGTGCCAGCGTGACGGACGCCTCACTCCCGCGACGCTTGCCCACCACAAGGTCAAGCTGACCGACGGCGGCACAAACGACTGGGAAAACATGATGGCGCTTTGTCAGGAATGCCACTCAAGACTTCACGCCGAGCAAGGCGACTACTTTTAGTCTCAGACCGAGGGGCGGCTCGAATCCCTACGGCTTCTAAGGTGGACAGCGCGCTCGGCCTGCCGTGTGAATTTTTCATAAATCAAAAATCAAAAAATCAAAAGGAAATCAAAACCGAGGAGGTGACGCTCATGCCCAGCGGAGGCTATCGTCCGGGGGCAGGCCGCCCTCGGAAGAATCCAATCGATAAGAAGCTTGAAGGTAAAACTGCCAGTACGAATGCCACAAGCCAGCCCAAACCTAAAAAGGTAAATTCCAAAAATGTGATGGCGGACTATTTCTCTATGGCAATGAAGGAATGCGAAAAAGAAGTTCCGGCGGCTGATGTGCTACGAAATGAAATCGAGGAATATATCTCGGCTCGCGGTTGTGACGGTTATGTCGCACCGCAGACGATTACGGATTATGTGCTGAACAGACAGGGTTTTCTTGCCTGCGAAGCCATGAACCGCAAAATCGGACGAATGACCAAAGAACTGAAGCTATCACCTTACGTCACAGCAGGCGCTCAGTACTACAAGGCGATGCAGGGCGACTTTAATCTGATTATGCAAATCATCAATCGGCACAGCGGCACTCAGGGAGAAGAAAAGAATGAATTCCTTGAACTTTTAAAGACGCGAGGTTTCTGATTATGAGAAAAACAGTTGATTTATCTGGGAGACGTTTTGGCCATTGGGTCGTTCAAAATACACATCGCGTTCGTGGCGGCAAACATGACCGTACACTAAATGACTGTATATGCGATTGTGGGGCAACAGGCTCGATTCGGTCTGAGAATCTGCTCGCGGGACGTTCTACCGGTTGTGTTCGTTGCGCGCGAACCAGAAAGCCGAACACATATTACATAGGCACCGACGGCACAGTACGCATCAGTTGCGGCTCCGCTGATAGCTTTCGTATCGATGAGTCGGATTTTTCGTTTGTTCGAAGATATCAGTGGTGTAGGTGCGGTAGATATTTTGTCACAACCGTTTCCGGTCGGAAGACCCTACTGCATCGGCTACTGCTGGGAGTTGAGAATATCCCTGTGAGTGATGACACCCAAATTGACCATATTTCTGGTGATGCCTCAGATAACCGCCGATGCAATTTGAGGATATGCCAACAAGCTGAGAACTCCAAAAACCAGTTAATTTCACAGTCAAACAGTTCTGGCTATAAAGGAGTTTATAAGCACAAAAAGGCAAACCGATATGTCGCTCAAATCACGAGCGGTTATGAGTACCAATACCTTGGACTTTACACAACGCCAGAAGAAGCCGCAGCCGCCTATGACAGGGCGGCTGTTTTATATCACGGCGAATTTGCCAGAACAAACGAAATGTTGGGGGTGATGTGATGAAATCGACAGAACGATTTGAAAAAGTAAATATAGACCGGCTTGTGCCGTATGCCCGCAATGCCCGAACCCACAGCAAGGAGCAGATTCTGCAACTCCGCTCCTCCCTTCGTGAGTTCGGTTTCGTCAACCCGGTCATCGTAGATAAAGACCTGAACATCATCGCAGGACACGGACGCATTATAGCGGCTCGGGAAGAAAGCCTGACCGAAATCCCCTGCGTGTTCGTGGAGCATTTGACCGAGGCGCAGAAACGGGCATATATCCTCGCAGACAACCGACTGGCACTGAGCGCCGGATGGGACGAGGAATTGCTGGCTCTGGAATTTGCCGACCTCAAGGAACTCGGCTTTGACCTCGAAATTACGGGCTTTGACGCCGATGAGATTGAAAAGCTCTTCGCCGATCCAGACGGGGATGTAGCTGATGATGACTTTGACCTTACGGCCGCCCTCGAACAGGCGGCTTTTGTTTTACCAGGAGATGTTTGGACACTGGGGCGACATCGACTCATTTGCGGCGACGCCACGGTATCGGAGACTGTTAAGAAGCTGATGGACGGTCGCAAAGCCAATCTTGTCTTGACCGATCCCCCTTACAACGTCAGCTTTGAATCTGTGAGCGGACTAAAAATCAAGAACGATAGCATGAAGGCAGAACAGTTCTATATCTTTTTGCTGTCGGCGTTTAAGAATCTTTATGAGAACCTCGCCGACGGCGGGGCTTTTTACTGTTTCCACTCGGATTCGGAGAAGGTGAATTTCTTTCGTGCCTGTGTGGACGCAGGGTTTCATTACTCCACGACTTGCATCTGGGTCAAGAATGCCCTCGTGCTTGGTCGGGGTGATTACCAGCAGATGCACGAACCGGTGCTGTACGCCTTTAAGAACACCTCCAAACACAAGTGGTATTCCGACCGCAAGCAGACCACCATCTGGAACTTCGATAAGCCCAAGAAGAATGCCGACCACCCCACGAGCAAGCCCCTTGACCTGCTGGCATACCCGATTGCCAACAGCAGCCAGGCAAACGCCATCGTGTTGGACACCTTTGGCGGCTCCGGATCGACTCTCATTGCCTGCGATCAGCTTGACCGCACCTGTTTCATGCTCGAACTCGACGAGAAGTACGCATCGGTCATCTTGCGCCGATATGCCGAGTATAAGCAAAACGGTGGCGAGGACATCGGCTGCGAGCGTGACGGGCAGACCCTTGCCTATGTCGACCTTGTGAAGGAGGTGGAAGGAAAATGATACAGACCGTACTCCGCTACCCCGGTGCCAAGTGGGTATTGTCGAAATGGATATGCGACAATCTCCCGCCGCACGAAGTCTACCTTGAACCATTCTTCGGGAGCGGCGCTGTGTTTTTCGGCAAAGAGCCATGCCGCACCGAGACGATAAATGACCTGGACGGCGATGTAGTGAACCTCTTCAGGGTTATCCGCGAGCGCACTGAAGAACTATGCGAAGCCGTTTCACTCACGCCATGGGCTCGCGACGAATACTACAATTCCTACAAATGTGATAGTTCAGATGACGTGGAGCGGGCACGGGTTTTCCTCGTCCGCTGCTGGCAAGCCTTCGGTACTCGTACCGGCCAGCGCAGCGGATGGCGAAATCGCACCATCGGCAAAAGCCCGAAAGAGCCGGACATCTGGCACAAGCTGCCGGAACGGATTCAGGCAGTAGCCGACAGACTGCTCGGCGTCCAGATTGAAAATACGGACGCGCTTTCGCTCATCGACCGCTACAACTCGACGAACTGCCTGATATACGCCGACCCGCCGTACATGGCAGACACCAGAAGCAAGAGCATCTACGCCTATGAGTGCGACGACGGCTATCACGCTCGCTTGCTTGACAAACTCATCGCGCACAGCGGGTCGGTGGTGCTGTCCGGTTATGACAGTCCGCTTTACAACGAGAAATTGAAAGACTGGCGGCGCATCGAAAAGGATGCCCGAGCCGAACGTGGCATGGGACGGCGCGAGGTGCTATGGATTAAGGAGGCGTTCGTCAGTGAATAAGAGATCCACTCTGCCCTGCGTTATTTTTGTGCTCAGCGACATTGTGTCATACACACAAAGATAAGAGGCTGTTTTTCCTTGATATTCGGTGCATTTATTATCACATAAACGCTTGCTATTACAGGCGTTTAGAGTGATATATGTAATGCGCGGAGGACGAAAAAACCCCGCAAAATCAAGGAAAACGGAGGAAACGAACATGAGACTTTCTTACAATGTAAAAGGCGCGGAGCGTAAATCACTGGTCGCAGCCATCAGCCAAGAATTGAATGCCTCGACAAAGTACCTCGGAGCGCCGACATTCGCCTACGAAGTGGGCGGCTACCACATCGATAAGAACGGCACGGTCACGGGCGAGGACAATTTGGCCTTGGAGGATGCCCTGCACCAACAGGGCTTTGACGTGGATGGCGACAGCCGCCACTACGACGAACCCGACACCTACGAGAGCGGGCTTGGCGGGATGGGCGCACTTGACGAATTTCCGGATATCGACCAGCACCATCCCGGACGGTACGCCAATCCAAACGCACCCATTACCGATGCCATGCAAAAGCAGATAGATGAGGTGATTGCTTTCGAGGACTTGCAGATGGATGAACGCGAGGAGCTGGGGCTTGGGCGTACCCGCCGAGAGAACTTCCAAGGCGAAAACGGAATGCAAGCCGACGATATTCCAGAACCTGACGAATTAGTCATCGAAATGCCGCTCTCGAGCTTCACCCCTGAGAAACTCGACAACCTCGCCAAACTGGTAAACGCTAAAGCCCCTCTTCTCAAGGCGGCGCTCGGCACGGACGACCTCCCTATTAAACAGACCGCCGACACGCTCCAGTTCCCTTGGTTTAAAGGAACGATTGATGCGGAACACGCGGAAGCCTACGCCACGCTGGTCAGCCTGCTTTGCAAGACGGCGATTGAAAAGAAGCGTATCACGGCAAAAGAAAAGGACACCGACGGCAACCCAAAATACGCCATGCGGTGCTTCCTGCTCTCCCTCGGCTTCATCGGTGACGAGTACAAAGCGACTCGAAAGATACTTCTTTCAAGGCTTGAGGGCAATTCAAGCTGGAAAGGCGGCAAGAAAACGGAGGTGACGGACAGTGAATAATTTCATTTCAAAAACAGCCCTCGAAGCACGGAGGGCAAGGCACAAAAAGGGCACACGTGTGGAGTTGGTCTCCATGACTGACCCCTACACCAAGCTGAAGCCCGGCGACACGGGAACGGTGGACTTCGTGGACGACACCGGCACGGTTTTCATTATCTGGGATAGCGGTTCTCACCTTGGTGTAGTTTTCGGAGAAGATGAAATACGACTACTTTCAAAAGCCGAAGTTGTCAAAGAACAGTGCCGTAAGGTGGCAGCCACGGGGCGCACGAATATGTTTGACACCAAGGTAGTGTTCGAAATTGCGATGGAGATGGGGTTCAACGAATTAGCGAACTTCATTTCCATGGACACCAAGCGATATTCAAATCTGATATTGACGGGGGAACTTGAAAATGTGGAGTGAAGGGATTATCACCTGCCCATCGACAGGTGGCAAGTACGAATACTGGGTCAAGCATTATAAGGAAAGCTCTCCGTTCGGTATCGACGGCGGTAGAATCAGCAAGCTGACACTACGCAAGGTCGGTGAAAGCAGCGATGTCGTGAACTACGACAGGGGTTGGGATATCAAGCCCACCGATGAGGTCAAGGCGGTCTACACCATCATCCTCAGCAAGTACAACTAAACACGAAATAACCGAAAGACAGACACCCCTACAAGGGGCTGTCTCTCGTACAGATAGATTTTTAGGACTTCTTCGGAGGTCTTTTATTATGCGCGGAAGGAGGATGACGATGCCTGATTTCAAATACAAGCCAACCCCACTCATGCTGCCGACCAGCCGATACGAAGAACGACGGGCGGACTTTGCGGTCAATTTCATATCCATGCTCAAACACACCACTGGCGAATGGTACGGGAAGCCGTTCCGACTGATGCCGTGGCAGGAACAGATTATCAGGGACATATTCGGCATCGTCGGCGAGGACGGCTACAGGCAGTTCCGCACGGCCTATGTCGAGGTTGGCAAGAAGAATGGCAAGTCGGAACTGGCGGCGGCAATCGCCCTCTACCTCCTGTTCGCAGATGGTGAAGCGGGTGCAGAGGTTTACTCCTGCGCCGCTGACATCAATCAGGCGAGTATTGTTTTCAATACCGCCAAAGCGATGGTTGAGCAATGCGGTGATCTGGCAAAGCTATCAAAACTCGTACCTTCAACCAAGCGGATAATATTCCCGCACACCAACAGTTTCTACAGGGTATTGTCTTCTGAAACAAAATCCAAGCAGGGGTTCAATGTGTCAGGGCTTATCTTCGATGAACTCTTTGCGCAGCAGACCCGCGAGTTATTCGACACCATGACAAAGTACACGGGCGATGCAAG